ATCAAGAAAATTCTTAACCACAGCGAGAGAAAAGAAAGTCTTTCCAGTAGAAGACTCTCCAGCAATAGCAGTAATCTTATTCCCAGATACACCACCAAATAGACTACCTGAAACCAGTGCGTTAAAAATGTACGAACCTGTGTCCACATAAGTTTCAGTCTCGTCGATATCCGCTGCTAGTTTAGTGTAGTCATCACCAATTTCTTTTACAATGTCTTTCAAAAAGTCCATCAAGCAACCATCCCGTAGTGTTCACGAAGAATTTTTTTGTAAGGTCCGCCAGGATTCTCCTCGCGGATTTCTTTTACCAGTTTGAGTTTTTGATACAGAGCGGTGTCGCCACCAAGATGCAATGCGCTCACGATGGTCGCAAGCTCTTTGTCATTAATAGGAAGATCCATTAAAAGAAGAAAGATTCTAAGTTTACAGTTTTTTCGACACTCCACCCAATGGCATCAAGAATAGACTTGAGGGGCTCTACAAAACTCTTCTCAAATTGTAGGTCATAGTCGATGTATTTGTCAAGACCAAGTTCCCTGGGGAAGTCTTGAATGAAGGAGATAATGTTCTCCTGAATGATATTCGGTTTTTTCAGATAGAGGAACTTAATCTTTTCCCCGTTACCGATAAGTGAATATTTATTGGTCAGTTTCTTTTGCTTGACGTAGTGGTTAAAGAGCAGTGCTCCACGACAATGGATGGGAGTTCCTTTTGCGTAGATATCAGATGAAGAATGATATTTACGGATGTCAGAAGCAGTTCGGGGGAATGCGATCTCTTCAGGAGGAAGACTCTTGAACTTGACCCGACACTCTTCAATGAAGTCAATGACCTCATCTTCAGTCCCGTTCATCATCAGTTTGAGACCATCTTTAATCATCTGACGACAAGGGGCAGGAGTAGAAGACTTCACTGCTTCAATGCCCATCATCTTCAGTTTGGGTTCATTGTATTGAACACCCTCACTGTTCCACACGTTGAGAATGTATCGCTTCTTCGCAGTCCAGATACCACGTTCAGCGATATTCTCACGCTTCATTTGCATTTTCTGTTCATATGCCGAAACGTAGTTCGCAAGGTCCTGATAACTTTGTTCGATGAACGGTTCCAGTTTATCTTTACAGATCTTGTCCAGAATTGAAACGATTGCGTTTTTATCATCAGACTTATTACCAAAAAATTTAGTAACAAGAGGTCCCATATTAAGATAGATTGAATCGGTATCCGATGCGATAACATAGTCTACGTCTTCAGTTTGCAAAAGTTTATTTAGATATCCATTTACTTTGTTTTCAATCCAACGGATGGAGACTTGTCCTGAGAGGGTGATTGCTTCTGCGTTAGCAAGTTTATAGTAACGAAAGTATTGATTACCAATAGCACCATAGGCAGAATTAAGTTGGATCTTACGTGCCATCTGGATGTTATTACATCTGGCAATCTCTTTCTCAAGAGTTTTGGTAGGAGTCTTTTCATATTCTTGTTTGGCAGCAAGCATCTTTTTCTTAAAGACAGTTCGGTCCTTATAGATTTTCTCCATCAGTTCTGGGAGAAAACCACGAACGTCTTTGCGGAACATAGCACCATTAGCACAAACGGCGTAGTCCTTGTACATCTCAAAGGTTATTTCCTCATTAAGTATCTTATCAACAGTTGCTGATGGGTGTCGTTCCTCAAGGAGAGTCTCTGGCGAGATGTTGTACTGCATAATAAGGTGAGGATACAGACTGTTAAGGTCAAAAGACACAACCCAGTCATACTTTCCAGGAATCGGTTCCTTGACGTATGCTCCCGCATATTTGGAGTCCTTATCAGAACGTTCTTTTGGAGGAATAACAATGTTCCTATCCTTTAGATAGTTATAAATGATCGTATCCCACATACGGACTTGTGAGAATACGTCAGCATAGTTTGCCTTAGCGTCATATGCCATGGTGACGGCAAGTTCAATGAGTTTCATCTTGTCTTCCATACGGTCAACAAGTTCCACGTCAATGATGTTGTATTCTACAAACTTCTGCCAACCATGAGTATAGAAGTCTTTGAATGTATCAAACTCACTGTGGTCTAGTTTTTTCTGACCCAGTTCTACACTGGCAATGTAGTCAAGGCGATACGATTCCTGCGCTTTATAAGTGAACTTTTTATAAAGCTGAAGATAATCAAGTTGAGTGATACCACCAACATCATAGGAAATGTGCTTACGTCCAGCAATGAATGTTTCTCGTTCTGTAACCAGTCCCCATGGGGACATACGCTTCATGAGTTTCTCACCCAACACCCTGTCCAAACGACGAACAAGGTAAGGAATATCGTACAACTCAATGTTCCAACCAGTGACAACCTCAGGAGTATTCTGCTCCATCATCCACCAGTTGATAAAGTCCATCAGCAAGTCACGCTCACTAGAGAATGAACGATACTTGACGTTCTGCTGCTTGTTATTGAATGGTCCTTGACCCCAGGTACGAATCTGTTTGGTGGCATAGTCCTGAATAGTAATGAGCAGGACTTCCTCAGCAGCAGACTCTACATCAGGAAAACCATTCTCAGACTTGACCTCAATGTCCAAAGTAGTCAGTTTGATCTTACTAGTATCAAACTTGATTTCTTCTTCTGGATACTTGTCAGAGATATACTGAGCAATGTACCCAGTGTTTCCATAGATCTTGAAGTTCTCTACGTTCTCATACTTCTTGATAAACTCACGACAGTCACGAACTGAACCAGGTTGGACTGCTTCAACATATTCTCCACTAAGAGTTTGATATTTGGTTTTCTTATTGGAAGGCACAAAAAGAGTCGGGTTGAACCTCTCCCGAGTCATGAAATGTTCTCCATTTTCATAACCTCGGACCAAGAAGTGGTCCCCGACCATTTGAACGTTGGTATAGAATCTCATTCTCCAGTTAGTTCCAGATACTTAGCAATAACTTCTTCGGTTGGGTCTGCGATGGTCAGAATATCCTCTGACCGAATCATTAGTTCTCTCTGATTGGTTGCCTTTGGCCAAGGAATCATATCATCAATACTACGAAAGAGATATGGGTTGATCATCTTACAGTTAGGGTCACCCAACTGAGCATCAACTTCAACAACCTCGCTGATAATAACATTATCAACGTCCATAAGCAAGCACTTAATCGACTTGTCCATCTACCTTCTCCTGATACATTTCAATAATAGACTTTAGTGGTTCAACAATGGTGACGATCCAGTCTGGAGTAACCAGGATCTCATCATCAGTAGTTAGGAGAATCCAAGGAGACAAAGTAATTTCTACGTTCCTATCTTCAACAGCATTCTCATCTTCAGTTAGGAGAATAGCACGGTTCGCTTGAACCTTTTGTGGTTTGTTAAAAACATATCCACGAACATTGTCGTCAGATACAAGTTCTTTCACATCAGAAACAACCTGTTCACCAGACTTCAGCAATACAAGTTTAATAGACATTAGTTAGTTTTCTCCTCAAGTCATTCTACCAATAGAAAAGGGAGGTGTCAACTGGTTTGTGCCAGTTACCTCCCCGTCTGCGCCGACGATATTCAATATTATTTAGAGGTAGTCCTTACGAGCATGATGTTCGGGAACTACTTTTCCAAGGATGATTCTGAGGAGTCCGTCTTCGAATGATACATCTCTGACTTCTGTGTCGTCGGATAGAGTCCACGCTCGTTTAAAACTTCTGCTAGCCAATCCCTTGTGGATAAAGGTCTTCTCCGACTCTGTATCTTCTTTTTGCCCTTCGACAAAAAGTTTTCCATACTCCGTGAAAACATTTACTTCTCCTTTCTTAAAACCTGCTAATGCAATCTCTAAATGCGATTCTACATTATTTACTTGAATAAGGTTGTAAGGTGGATAGTTTGTTTGAGTTTCATGAAGTTTGAATAGTCGGTCAAAGTATTCATCCATCCCGATGCTGTGCTTGTTGATCTTATCCATCAAGGCAGGAAGATCCGCAGCGGTATATCGCTGGAAGTTCATTATGGTAGCTCCTTTTAAAGCGAGTTTGTGTTGTGTGGACCCTTTCGGCATCCACTAATAATTATACAACAAGCACAAAAAAAGCGGGTGTGGTAACCCGCTC